ACCTTCCCATAATTTTTGATTAGCTTCGATGGTTGCTTCGGAAGCCATAACTTTTGCTTCTCCAGCATCAGCTATTGCCTTTTGTCCTTTATCAATAATATTAGCTGGTTCAGAAGAAATTAAATGTGGCATCTGATTATCATCAATACCTAATGTATGTTTCGTTCCAGTTTCCCAATCAATGTACACATCATACTCTTTATAATTTTCTTTAGGCAGATTAGTCATCATCTTATTATAATTAAAATTTGTAGCATGTTCTGTTTGATCTACTGCATCATCAAAAGTTGTATTCTTTGTGTCCATAATTAATTGATCCCTAATATTTCAAAATATCCTTGGTATTGATTTAGTACCATAGATATTGCCATTATCTGACCTTGGTTAAGAGTTCCTTTAGCTTCTTCTTCTTTTAAATTTTTAATTGTTCCAGGCAAATCATTATAATCAAACCAATCTGGTGTCTTACCAAATTTAGCTTCTATCATTCTGCCAAAACCTTGTTTTATTTGATCGGTTATTTGGTCTTTTATTTTATTATTATACTTATCAAATATTTCTTCTCGTTTTTCATTAAAGGCAGCAGAACCAGCTATTTGTTTATTCTCTGGATTATTAATCCATTCTGATAATTCATTATTAGCTTGTGCAGCATTCATAACAATAATGCCGTGTACAGGATTATCACTATCAATAAATTCTTCTACTACTCCGTATTTATTCATTATAGATTTAGAAAATTCTGATTTTAAATCTTTAATACCAGAAGCTTGTAATGCCATTAATTCTTGGAAAGTTTCTTTAGTTAAATTAGGTGCTGCAACTAAAATATCATTAAAACTTGCTACACCTAAACGTATATTTTTATTTAGATCAAAATACACAGACTCAACTGTTGTATCAGCAAAAAGATTTTCATCACTTAAATAAGCTTCGGCAGTTAATATTGTTTTATAATCTACAGATCTTAACTCTTTTAAATTTTTTAAAGCTTGTTGTTGTGCAGCTTCACCTTCATCACTTTTATCATTATTTAAAAAAATACCTTTTAAGTAATCATTGATTAATGCTTTTTCTTTTTTTGCTAGTGATGCTTCGTATTTAGTATTTAATGTAATTTCATCTGTTTGTTGTTTAATGGCTGCTGTAAAAATTTTTTGTACCATATCTGGATTGGTTTCATATAAATTTTTCATAGTATCTTGAACAACATTATTACCTATTGTTTCAAAATTAAAACCATCCGATAAATTAATAATACTTGTTAATGTTGGTAATGGTAAATCTTTACTAAAATTTAAAAACTGACCTTCGGCTACATCATATTTTATTTCATCAATTAAATTTAAAAAAGTTTGTGTTGGTACTTTGTGTTGTATTTCATTTAATTTAATATTGATAGATTGATATAAAGCATCAATACCATTTTGATCTAAGTTTAAATTATTTGTTAGTTCTGCTTTATATACATCAATCATTTGCATAGTAGAAACAATATGATCTTGATCTATTCGTTTATTTGCTTCTTTGTTTACTGCATCAGCAATTTGTAAAAATTCTAATTCAAATGTTGATTTAATTTGACTTGATAATAATCCTTTTACATCTTTATTATTTGAAACATATTTTTGATATAAACTACCTTTTTTGTTTTGTAATAATTCACCAAATTGTAATGGATCATAAGGAGTAATATCTTGGGTGCCATCTATATTATCAGTAATTTGTCCACGATATAATTCTTGTTGAAATGTTTGCATCTCATCTTTCATGCCTAGTACCGCATTATTTAATATCGTTTTATTTTTTGCGTCTTGTAACGATACAGCATAATCAACAATAGCATTACCGGCTCTTTGAGAAGCATCCGCCATATTTAAAAATGGTTCGGTCATGGCATTTGAAGGTAATAAGAAATTAGGCTTTGCACCTGGAGTAATATTAATTTGTCTGCCGGTAAGTTCTTGTGCTGTTGGAATTTTAACCATTAACCTGGTACTCCTGTATTACTGCTTCCATAATATTTATTGTAGATAGATGCTGTTTTAGATGCTCCCCCTAATAGAGATGCACCAGCTTGATATTTGTAACCCATTGCTTGATTTTGTCCGGTCATCTGTGCCATGTTGCCTTGTATTCTTTCCAATGCAGCCGTATCAAGTTGTTGCATTTTTCCAACCTCGGCATTGTAGTTCATAATTTTTCTTTCAAATTGTAACATCTCTGCATTTTCTTGCATAACTTTTTGAGGTGTAGAATTTGGATCACCATCATCTAATACAATACCATTTTTTAAATACGCAACTTTTGTCATTGCTAAAGTTTTATTAGCAATACGATCAAAGCCAATTTGATTAATACGATTATTTTCTTCAATTAATTCTGCATCTCTCTCTGTTATATTGGCACGGTAATCATAAATTTGTTTATTATAGTTACCAGTTGCACTTGCCGCTTTGGCTGCACCCATATAACCTAATGTTGTTACAACGGTTGATCCTACACTTGCTGCTACTGCTAAAGGTGCCATTATGATACCCTCGCAAATCGGTAAAAATCTTTACCTTCCATATCGTATTTTTTCATTAACCCCTCATTTTTAAATCCCAACCATTTGGCAAACTTCATACCCATAGGAAAGTCTGCTCGAACAGCTGTCTGCAATCGCATAATATTATTGTCCAGGTATAATTGATCTAAACCTTTTTTAATTGTTCGTGCTGCTAAAACTGGATGATCCCAAATTTTATTAGAACCAATTACCCAACCTTCAAATACACCTTGCCACATTGGTACTATCCCACCGCTACAAATAAATGAATTATCCGTAATGGCAGTAAACGATAAATTTTCATGTTCTAAATTATTAAACACTTCATAGTGATCCGCATTCATTCCTATCTGTGCAGCATTCGTACCTTGCGACATCATTATTTTTGCGTGATCTGATTTAAAAGGAATTAAATACATTACCCCTCATTTGATGCTAGTCGTGGATAGATTGCCAACACCGTCATTGGTAGTGGCTGTGTTTGTCGTATAATTAATTTTGCATTAGAGTCATAATCCCCACGGAACTCAATTTCTTTATCTCCGGAGAATGGAGTGATAGCGGTATTCATAGGCATGTTACCGGTACGGAAATTTATTGTTTCCATATCATCCTCATCCGATCCTATTTGTGCACCAACTGTTTTATGAAAACGAACTGTTACATCATGTATTCTTTTTATTTTACCTTGCGATGTGCCTTCCTGGCTTGGTACTTCTAGCTGCATTGTTTCTAATAAAGATGTGTAAGACAATCCAATTTGTACTATTTTTGAAGATCGATCTAAAGTAATTGTGCCATTAGATACAACTTTGTTTGGATGACTTGCACCATCTGCTAAGATTGTTACTGTTTCCCCTTCCAGGTGATCGAGTCCACTTATGCTTGTTGTAGCAGCACCATTATATGTTAAACCACTATCAATATAAAAAGCATCCTCAATATCATCACCGTAATCATAAGTAGAAAAATATTCGACATATCTTCTTACCGCACCGTTCACAATTCTTTTAACAATCATGTACGTTATATCTTCATTCAAATCCCCTGGTACCGTAGCTATTGACTCTACAAAAGAATTAGTAAAAATATTATCTGTTTGCTCACTTGTGTGTGCTGATGTTAAAGCAACAAATGATGAAAAGTCAGATCTTGTTGATAACTTAAATTCATCATCATTTATTTTTTTTACATAGTATTTTATATTTTCTGATAAGCCACCAATACTAGTACCGGTGTTATCATAAAAAATTTCATCATGGGTGTTAAGTCCATGAGCAGCAGAATGTAATGTATCATTTTCAATATTAATACCCTGGTAAATAAATTGTGTTGTATCGCTTCCAGGTGCTGTTGTTAAACTAATGGCTGTACCAGCCGTAGCAAGTGTAGCATTTTCTGCCAATTTTATAGTATTACTATCTGTACTAATTAAATAATACAAACGATCTGTTTTTAATCCACCAATAGGATTAGATGCAGCATAATAATATACCGCATCCCCAGTTGTAAAACCATGAGAGGAAATAGTTATTGTATTATTAGTTGTTGAAACATTACTTGCATTTGCCGTAAAACTTTTTTGTTGTTGTATAATATTTTTTGTTGTGTCTGATTTACCACCTAAAATATGACGATGCCATCCAACAACATTTTCTACTCGTTGATATGTTAGACCAGCTAAAATCCCATCAGTTCGTGTAGTCCAAATAATACTATCTGGTTCTTGTTGATATGATAATTGTGTTACTCCACTTTTAGTTACATGCTCTGCTAATATTGTTAGATCCGGTGCAACATACGAGTCCACATTATAATCATATACTAACTCTCGTAATTTTCTTTTTGCTCGTTGCAGAAATAAAGTTACGTTAGCAACCGGCACAACATCTACATTGGCAGATCCATAAGCTGATTGTCTTTTTATCTGAATATTAGTTGGTGTTATTGGCTCCGAGGTGCTTGAAGCTGTTGCTGTAAATTCACCACCAGTTGTACCTATAATTAAAGTACGCATGGAGGAGAGATACCGAACCGCATTAACTTGATCCGATCCAATCGTAAAAGTTAATCCATCATCAGCATTTGTACCTACGGTTACATTTTCAAAATCACCAGACTTAGAAAAAAATATTTTTTGTGGATTAGAATTGGTATTAGCAAACACTAATCTTTCTTCATAAATTGCTACACAACTTGGATAATTATTTGTTGATGTAAAGGCATCATTTGTTGGTGTATAATTTCCAATAGTCCAGGAAGTATGTCCTGACCGTGTTAATTTTTGCGGTTTATATGTTGGGTGCACAATATACATTGTGTCAGCACTTTGAGCATATTTTAAAGTAAACAAATCAGCTGTCGCATAACTTGTACTTATTTGATAAATTTTATTTATGGTTCCGGCAGATCCATATGTTGTAAAAGCAGATGAATTAATATCAACACCATCTACTGTTTGTAATTCAAAAGTATTTGTTGTTTTATCAGCAACCTTAAATGTTTTACCATTTACTTCGGTCATTCCTACAACACCAGTTATAATAACAAAATCACCATTAGAATATCCATGTGAATTTGATGTAACTACTGCTGGATTTGCTTTTGTAATTGCTGATATAGTTTTATTACTTTCGGTTATAATTCCACCGTCTTTAAAAAAACGAATATAATTATTTCCAAACTCCATTATATAAGTTTGTGTTGTTGAAAACTCAAAAGGTATTAACCTGGTAGAGTCAGCACTTGTTTTTACTTCATGGATAAATTTTGTACCTGGTCTGCGTGATGCTCCACCATGCGGATGGATGGTCATGTTTTCCATTACCTTACATCCATTAAAATATTTTTCTAAATCTGTTCTTCCTTGCAAACGAGGAGATAACTCTCCAGCTGTAAAATTAGTTAAAGCTGCTGAAACTTTTGGCATTAGAACCTCGAAGTTATAAATTCATTAGCTTGTATTCTATTTATATCATCAACAGAATTTTCTGCTGCATCTGCATGTCTAGCTTCTCTTAATTTTTCAGAATACAAATCATATAAGTTACGAACTAAAGCACCATTTTGTGTAATAGCAAAACATAACTCATGCGCTAATCGTGCAGCTATTGTTTCCTGGAGTAATGTATCATATTCATTTGGATCTGATATTTTTGCAACATATAAAATTTTTATTGTACCAACATTACTTAAAAGTTTTCTTCCTTCAATTCGATATTCTTCTCCTGTTGAAAATTCAGAATATTGTGATCGAATAACACGCAAACAATCTGCTGGTAATGAATATTGAAAAGAATACTCAAATGCTGGTGCTGTTGTGTCTTTAGCTAATTCAACTCTCTTTAATAAACAATTCCAGGGATGTGCTCTAAATACTGCATCTCTTACTGGTTCATATCGTTGGTTTAATAACCGAGCATTCTTTGAGTCCTCTGTTAAACTAACAATACGAGAAGCACCTAAGATGTTTAATGATGAATTACAAATTTCTACTACTGATGACATTTACTTTTTCTTTTTTGGAAATCCAGCTTTCATATTTTTATATGCTGCTGCACTTACTGTTGATTTTGATTTTGGTCTTGATGTACCAGCTTTTTTTCTGGCATTCATATTTGCGTATAATCCTCTTTTAGCCATTGTTTCTCCTATGAAAAAAAAGGGGGGAATAATCCCCCCATAATATTTATTGAGTATAGTAAACCCAGAAATAAATAGTACCTGTGATGGCAGCACCACCAGTAGTAATTTTTATATCTGTAGCTTCTGATACTTTGTAACCTATACCAGCAACCGCTGTGTTAGCAGCAGTAGAACCGCCAAGCATAGATTGTACTTGTCCAGCCGCATTCCATGTTCCTACAGCAGCAAGGTACCTGTCATCATCACCAGCATCACCAACTTTTAAAGTTGATGAACCACCAAGAGCATCACATTTCAAGATTACATCGTGAATTGTTGAACCGCCTGGTATTCTACCAATAGTAATATCAGATCCACTTCCTAAAGAAGAAGCTTCATAAGTGTCATGCCAAACTTTCATTCCAGAAAGATTGCCACCATCACTCATTACACTAGGAACGGCATCCAGATTAGTTATTGCAACACTTTTTACACTAGCCATATCTTAACCCTTCCTATTCGTTGCACGGAATTTGAACTACTTTTTCTTCTTCCGTACGAGTTGCACCAATACTCATGCAATAGTACACTTGTGTACTGTAGGATTTATCTGATCTTTCATCTATTCTAGCTGAAATATCTTTTCCTATTGCGAGTTTGATTGCATCTTCGGTGAAAGCAAAAACTAGTCTGTCATCCGTATTAGTTGCATCAAAGCTAAGTCTGTTAGACATAATAAATTTAAAACCTAAGTAAGAGTCAATTTGACCTTGTGCTAAAGCTTTAACTGTATTGAAGTCTGAGTTCTTAACTTCTGTAGTGTTTAACAAATCACTTATTTGAGTTGCTCCACATACTACATATCTTTTTAGTGATGGATCTACATCTTTAAGATCCAGTTTCTTTTTTGCATCCAAAAGTTTTGCAATCGTTAAACCATCTGATTGGTTTGACGTAGCAAATTTTTGTGTGCTTGGAAGTGCAACACTTGTACTTCCAGTTTCTCCGGTAAACGAAGTTCCGCCTAAAGCAGATATGATAACATCATCCATCGATCTACCCATTGCAGCTGCTGCTGCTTTTGCGTAGGAAGAAGTTGGATCGATTAGCATTCTGATTTTATCTGGGTCATCTATAAGATCAGCCCATTCGTAGTCTGCTAAACTAACTCTTCTTCTTGAATGAGGAGTATCAATTTGTGGTGTATCTGCATGTCGAGAAGTTTTTAGTTGTGCACTAACACTTCCAACCTGGTCAAAATATGCATTCTTACCAGTTACAGTTTCCACATCTACTGCTTCACGCAAACGGCTACCCATTTGTTGTGAAAGCATTTGTACATTGTTTGAATACTGCTGTACAAAAGCTGTAGTTATTTGATTAGACATAATGTCCTCCATCAATGTGAAAAATTTATTTGATTAAGTTCCCCAAACCTTTGGACAAAATCTACATTTAACGATTGCTCATCGTGATACTTTTCCTCATGTCAATGGAACCTAGAAGGCTACTCCATTACCCAATATTGCTATTGGTATTCTTATACGGTAAACTCCATTAGACGAGCCACTTCATCAACGGCTCTTTGATGGTTAGGATGATTTTTCTGCCAGTAAGGAGAATTTTCTTCCATTAATTTACCAATTTCTTTTTGTGCTTCATCTGGTGTCATTACCATTTCTTGTGGTGCACCATTTAATTTATCTTCACTAATAGCTTCTCCTATTTTAATAAAAGCACGGATCATATCTGGATGATTACCCAGCTGTGAACCATCAGCTAATTTAGTTTCAAAGATTTCTTGTGAAGCAAATTGTTTTGCTACTCGTTCTGCTAATTGTAATTTACTATCAGCAGCTTGTCCAAATTCTTTTCGTAAACCTTGCACAACATTTTCTTTATTATCATTTAATGCAATATCTCCTTGCTGCACTACAGCCTGGTTCATTTCATTATAAAATTCTAATATACCTTGTGCCTGGTTTGGTAATAAACCAAGTTTGTGTGATACTTCTTTAAATTGATTTAGATTGGCACCGTCATCTCCTTCTGGCAAATTATAATTTAATTCATAATTTTCCGGAGACTCCGGTCTGCCTAGTTTTGTATAAACTTGTTGCCAATCATCTTCTGTTGCATACTTACCTGGTAGAGCAATCTTATCGGCTCCTACCATCCTTTGAGCATGAACATATCCTTTTGCTAATGAATTAATATCATTAATATTTTCTAAACTTGCATCACCTCTAATGTCATCTGATAAGCTATCTCTCCAATTTGTTTCTACTGGAGTTTCGCTAACAGACGGTTGAGATACTTGCTCTTCCGCTACCTGTGTTTCAGCCATTCTATTCCTTTACTGATTTAAAATTTATAAAACCTTCAATGTGCAAAACAACTTGCCGCTGTCCTTCATTAAAAGCTGTTACATTTGCATCTTTATCAAATGTACTTTTTTTAGAGAAGCATCGTAATCGAAGATCCTCTAAAACTTTTTTACCCTCATCGGTATTAAAAGTTTGTTTATACAGATCAATGATCTGCATTAATTCTTTTGGTATTTGATCTGGCACTATAACCCTCCAACTGCTTTAACCATCGGTGCTGCTTGACCAGCTGCTTGTGCATCGGCTCTTGCTTCTTCTTGCTGTGCTGCTGCTTGTTGCTGCTGTGCTCGTTGGTTACGCATTTCTTCTACCTCTCCATCTGAACGAATTACTTTACTTGGCACTCCTAAGATTTCTACTAAATGTTTAACCAGTTTATCGGTATCAACATAATCCATCATCGGTGCCATTTGCGACATTGGCATAATTATTTCTAATGCTCTCATCATTGCATTTACATCACCTTGACGTTGTGCTCTTGCAAGAGGAGATACATATTCAATATCAATCTCCATACCTTGTAAAGTAGGCGGTGGAGAAGGTAACTTACCATCACGCAATAAAATACTAAAAGTCCTATCAATTAACGGTTGCAACATTTCCGATTGTAATCTTCCAAGTACCGGTGCAAGTAATCGCATCTTCTCTTCATTACGTTGCAATACTTCTGTTGCTGTCATTGTTACATTTTGTGCCATCAATAATTGATCGACAAAAAATGCCTGGCGGATTGCTTCTCGTCTTTGGTTTTCGTATTCTAAACCAAAAGGTATGTTGGCTCCAATTTGTAATGGTTCTATTCTATCTCTTGAACCACTACGATAAAAATTTAAACCTCCAGGAATAGTTTTAATTGGCATAATAAAACCATCATCCGGAACCAGGAGAGGAGGATCAATAGTTTTTTGTGCAGCACGGATCATTGTTTCCGACATTTTATTCAGCATTTTAATATCACTTAAACAAGTGAATGCTGGTGATCTTCCAAAAATTTCTACTGATGATTTAGTAAACCGAGGAACCACATAAGGGAATTCATTAAATCCCCCTTCCCCTAACATCTTACCATCTATTGTCAGATAGATAGATGTAAAAGGTTTATTAACATCATCAATCTTATTAGGATCTCTATTCTCTCTTGGCATTACCACATGTAAAAAATCTAATTCTTCATATGGATTATCTTTTTGTAATTTTTCTATTTCTTGTGTTGCGGCTCCAAACATATTGAAAGCTGCTCTTGCGGACATTTTAAATTTACGGAATACTGTATCAACAATTCCTTTTTCATTTTCTTGAATATAAATTTCTGAAATATGCCTGGTTGAAAATCTAAGTGCATCTTCATCACTTCTTTCAATAAACATGCAGCCAGTTCCAAAGGTAATAAGATCTAAATATAATTCATGGATCTCTTGTTGAAAATTACTACGAGCAAAAGACATGTACATTTGATTTGTACATTCTTCTAACCATTCATTGACCGCATCATCATTATTTAATGATGGATCTTTAAATTGTAACGAGAACCAGGGGGAAGCTGCATTGGTCAGCATTCCATGTAATGATGAAGCTAATAGTTCTGCTGCATGAATAGCGGTGCTGTCATATATTAGTTCGGTGCGTTTTGATCCTCTGGATTGTTTTTTTGTTATATCGGCTCTTCTTGGTAAACAATAATCACCAATCTCTTGCCAATGACTCTCCCAGGTACCACGCATTACTTTTAATTTACTGTACCGATCTAAAATATCTTTTGCTCTATTTGTTATCATTAATCACCTAAATTGTTTTTTAATAGTTTTTCTGTTTCCCCTAGAAGGAATGCTTTACGATCTTTACCGGATAGCAACATATTTTTTGATAATACAGAGTCATACCCTTTTGGTGCTCCAAATAATTTCTTATCACCTAACTTTAAATCTTTTTCTATTTGTGCTCTTTCTGCTTTAGTACCACCCTTATATTTTCCACCCATAATAGTAGATGGTTGATATAATTTATTAACAATCG